GTGGATGTCGACGACGTTATCTGGACGAAGCCCGAAGTTTGGACGCTCGCTAAGAGCGCCCCGGGTGGTAACCCGTTTTACGACGTGGCTTGTGACCTTGAAATGGTGGGTACGCTTTTCAGCGCTATCCATCACATCACGGCCGGAGTCACAGATACTGCGAACATCGACGAACTGAAGTTTTCCGTGCCCAACCGTCTCTTGGAACATGCCAATACATCGGCGTAGGACAGATAAACGGTGGAAAACTTCGAGCCTAGAGTCATCCTTACGGTCGCGAACGAACCAACTGAGTTCTTCTTCAATGAACAAGAGCTTGGTGAGTTTGAAAACAAGTTTGGTGTTAATTCATCGAATTTGGTCGTGCTCGCATTACTCTGGGTTAGCCTGCTGGCTGATTCGCCTGTTGATCACTCTCTTAAGCCTAAGCGTGTTTATTCACGTTTTCTCAGATCCTTTCTAAAGGATCCAATTCAGCTTATTAAGAGTTTCGCATCTCTCTATGATCGTCTTACGACTAGTGTTACACTGTCGAATGGCGACATCTCAATAGATGAATTCATAGAGGAATTCAAGGACACTCCTATTTTCAAGGAGTACCATGAGTTCTATAAGACGCGTGATCCTCTCATCTTCAAATACATTAGTAGCTTCCTCCTTTTCGGGAAGAAGTACTACTATGAGGATGACACCTTCAACGAGACCGCCTTTCGCGGTTGGTTGGAGGTCGAGGATAGATTAAGGACGACTGAATTTACCGATAGATATCTTGATGACATCCGTGAAATTATCACATGGATGCTCAGATACTTCGATGATACGTCGTTCCTGCCAAAACATGGACCTGGCGCAGTTGCTGAGGCTAGTGCTAAGAGATCATATTCTTTGAAGAATGATACTCTAACACAAAACCTCATTGCACCAGAATTTTCAGATATATGTGAGTGGGATGTTTTCCATCCACACATTCTGACCATGCTAACAAGCGGATCCGATATGGCTAATGACAAGATTTCACGATTAAAATTCGTCCCTAAAGATATTGGTAAGTCTAGGTCCATTTGTATGGAACCCGTAGCTTACCAGTGGCTCCAACAAGGAGTCCGTCTCTGGGTCGAAGACGCTTTACGTCAGTCTATGGGTAAACACATCCCGTTAACTGATCAAAACGTCAATCGTGAAATGGCGAGATTTGGATCTAGAACAGCGAGGGTCGATACTATTGACCTTTCGTCTGCTTCAGATTCGGTTCACTCTGCCTTGGTGGGTAGAGTATTCCCAGAATACGTGCTTCGATATTTATTCGATACACGCACGACTAGGACTCTCGCTCATGATGGGACTGTCATCGAAATGCAAAAGTTCGCCCCAATGGGGTCAGCTCTTTGCTTCCCGATCCAATCCATCATATACGCAGCTGTAGTGATTCACAGCTCCTTGTCATGGCATTTTGGGCAAAATGCCGGAAGCTTCCTTAATATTGACCGTAGCACCATGGATCGTTATTACCACGATACATACGGTCTAAAAAAGTTAGCTTCTTTCTCGATTTTTGGCGATGATATAATTTGCGATTCTCGCATTACATCAGCC